GCGGGGCTGGGGCGGGGGGGGGGGGGGCGACCGCCGGTGCGGACGGCTGCGCCGTTAAGGCGGAAAGCGGCAACAAAATTGCCGGCATCGCTTTGGAAGCCGGCGTCAAGGATGACGTCATCCACGTTTTAATGAAATAAGCAGGAGAAAATACAGATGGTTAAACAAGTTTTTGAACCGGATACCGAACTGACGGCAATTGCCATCGGCTATAAAAACGATAAGGACAATTATATCGCCGACAAGATTTTTCCGTATATTCCGGTAGGCGAACCGAATTTCAAATACAACGAATATCCGGTTGAGGAGGGCTTTTCCGTTCCGGATACCAAAGTCGGCCGCATTTCAAAACCGAATGTCGTCGAGTTCAGCGCCGTTTCCAAAACCGCATCGGTGGAAGACTACGGCCTGGACGCTCCGGTGCCCAATTATGACGTGACCAGAGCGCCGAAGAACTATGACCCGCGCGCCCGTGCCACCGAAGGCGTCACCGACTTGATTTTGCTTGACCGCGAATTGCGCTGCGCCAAGCTGGCCCGTGATTTGAACAACTATGCCAACAAGGAAACGCTGGCCGCCGGTTCCCGTTTTACCGACGAGGCGTCGGATCCGCTGCGTATTTTGCTGGAAGCCCGCGACAAAATGATTTTGGGCGCCAATACCCTGCTGCTCGGGATGAACGTCTGGACAGCGCTGCGCCTGCACCCGAAAATCGTCAAGGCCACCCACGGCAACTCCGGCGATTCCGGCGCTGCCAGCCGCGAAGCGGTAGCCGAGCTGCTGGAGCTTTCGGACATCATCGTCGGCAAATCCCGGCACGATTCGGCCAAAAAAGGGCAAAAAGCGGTAATTACCCCTTGCTGGGAAGATGTCTGCGCCCTGTTGTACCTGAACAACAACGCCGACAATAACAACGGTATTACGTTCGGTTATACCGCCCGTTTCGGCAACAAGGTCGCCGCCACCTACTTTGACAAGGATATGGGGCTGCGCGGCGCCGAGGTCATCCGCGTCGGCGAGTCCTGCAAGGAACTGGTGGTTGCTCCGGAATGCGGCTACTTCTTTGAAGACGCCGCCGTTAAAACCGTAGAGGATGAAGACGATGAAGGTTAAACTTATTCAGAATTATCCGCTGCGCTATGCCGGCGTTCTGTATCAGCCTGAGGCGGAATTTGACGCCGCCGATAAGCACGCCGCCGCAATGGTCGCCCGAAAACAGGTTGCCGTTGTCAAAAAGGAGCCGTCGCCGGCCGAACGCAAAGCAGCTCTGAAGGCGGCAATCATTGAATTGCAGAAAGAAAATCCGGACAAAGTGCCGAGCGTGGACAAAATCAAGGCTAAAAGCGGCTTTGCAATCAAGGCGGAAGAACGCGACGCGCTGATTGCCGAGATAAACGACGAACAAGGAGAATAGTTAAAATGGGGCGTTACATAACCGAAGAGGATTTATACAGCCGTTTTTCCCAAGCCGATATTGAAGATTTGTGCCGGGGTGACGAGACCAAGCTTGCCGCGGTTATCAATTCGGCTGAAGAGTTGGCCGACGGCTATATTTCGCCCCGCTATTCCCTGCCGCTTAAAAACAAGTCGCTGATTGTCATTGACGCCGTCTGCGACATTGTCCGCTACCGTCTGGACGATATTTCGGCGCACGAAACCGTCAAGGAGCGTTACGAACAGGCGATTGCCACGCTGGAAAAGATAGCCAAAGGCCTGGTGCGCTTAAACGAGCCGGCCGGCGAAGAAAAGCCGACCAACCGGCAAATTTACGTTAAATGCAAGCCGCGCAAGTTCACGGCCGATATGTGGGAGGATTTCTGATGCCGGTCAGCCTGCATTACAATTTCAACGATTTAACCAGACTTCAGGAACTGGGCGGACGGTTGTCCCGCAAAGCCGGCGACACCAAGAGCCTGATGGCGGCGGTGGCAACCGTTCTGAAACGGGGAACGCAAGACCGGTTTGAGAGTAAAACCACGCCGGACGGCCGTCCCTGGACGTCAAGCCTGTTTAAGACCGGCGCGCTCAAACGCAAAATTATTGCCAATTATGACAAAGACAAGGCCGAGGTCGGCTCCAATTTGAAATATGCGGCAATTCACCAGTTCGGCGGCGTCATCAAGGCCAAAAACGCCAAATGCCTGCACTTTTTGTTAAACGGACAGGATGTTTTTGCCAAGTCGGTCAAAATTCCGGCCAATCCCTATCTCGGCATTTCCGAAGCTGACGAAATGGCAGTCTGTCAGGCAGCTGAAGCCTATCTTGCGGAGGAATTGAAATGATAGAGAAAATTGAACGCTCGATTTTAGACCGGATTTCGCAGGCGGCAGCCGACAGGAAGCTGCTTTGTTCTCCGGAAAGGGTAGACACTTATAAAGGCGAGCTGGCGGATGCGGAAGTCTTTATCCGCAGCCACCGGGCAGCCGTTCTGGTTTCTTTTGCTGATGAGAGGCTTAAAAGCGACGACGACAACGAAACCCTGATTGAGGCGGATTTTATTGTCCTTTGTTATGCTCGGGCCGAAAGCCGACGCGAGAGCGACACCCGTTTCGGTGCTGCCTATCAGCTGATTGAAGACATAAAAGCGCTGCTGCACAAGGATGACCTCGGCTTTTTGGCCGAACCGCTGACTTATCAGGGGTGCGAACCGGTATTCAATACCCGGTTTTCAAATTACCACACCGCCATGTATGAACTGCGCTTTACCTGCAGCTACGGCATTTCAAACATGGATCCGGAAGACCGCGACGACGGCAGTCTTGATAATTTTGAAACGCTGGCGACAATCTGGAAACTGCCGGAGTTTACCAGCAACACAACCGTAAAACTGGAGCAGGAAGAACCCAAACAACCGGAGGAATAAATGGAAAACACGATATTTGTCAAACCGAAGAAAAAGGAATTCATCGTCATAAAGCCGGACGGCAAACGCCTGCGGGACGAAGGCGAAATCGTCAAAGCGGACGTTTACTGGCGCCGCCGCGAAATGGACGGCGAGGTAGAAATTAACAGCATTGTTAAGAAGGGGAAGAAATAATGAGCATTACTTTTAACGAAATCGGCCAGGTCAAAACCCCGGGCGTCTATTGCGAAATCGACAATTCGCTGGCAATTCAGGGCTTAACCGGCAAGGAATCCTGCGGTTTGTTCATCGGCCGCAAATCTTCTAACGGCACGGCCGAATTCAACAAGGTCTACCCGATATATAACAGCACAACGGCGGCAAAGCTCGGCGGCATCGGGTCGGAACTTCACCGGGCGGCCATCGAATGGTTTAAGCTTAACCCGTATAACGCTTTGAAACTGGCTGCCGTTGAACAAAAAGACGGACAGGCCGCCGCCTATACGTTGGAAATCACGGCCGAAAGCGCCAAAGCGGGCGAAGTTTACCTGATGATTGCCGGCATCTCTTTTACAATTGACGTTTCCGAAAGCATGAGCGCCGAAGACCTTGCTGCCGCCATTATTGACGCTGTAAACGAAGAACTGACCTGTCCGGTTACCGCCGCCAAAGGCGAAGGCAACAACAAAGTTGTGCTGACCGCCAAAAACAAAGGTACGGCCGGCAACGACATAGACGTCCGTTTGAACTATTACAGCAGCCAGGAAACGGCGGAAGGCGTAGTCATTAACATCAGTCAAACCGCAGAAGGCAGCGTCAATGCGTCGCTGGAAGACACGATTGCCGCGCTGGGCGACGAATATTTTACCGATATGGCAACCACGCTTACCGACGAGGCCAACCTGAAGCTGCTCCGTACCATGCTTGACAAACGTTTTTCGGCGATGATTCGGAACGAAAGCACGCTTTATCTGGCAGAAAAGGGCACAATGTCGGATTTGATGACGCTGTCGGAAAAAATGAACAGTCCGCATATTGTCCTGGCGGAAAACTATCAGACGCCGACCGAACCGTTTATCCGCGCCATGCGCCTGGCTGCTATTTGCGCCCGCGAAGCGCAGCTGGATCCGGCGCGCCAGTACCGCACGCTGGTTTTGGAAGACGACCTGCCGGCAAACAAGCCGCTGACGGCAAGCGAACGCGATATTTTGCTGTCCCACGGCGTCGCCACTTTTATTACCGATTCGTCCGGCAACGTTGCGATTGAGCGGATTACGACCACTTATCAGAAGTCAAGCCTTGGTTCCAAAGACGAAAGCTACCTTGATTTGACAACGATTAAAACGCTGATTTATCTGCGTTGGTCGTATGTTGAACGGATGCAGCTTAAATATCCGCGCCACAAGCTGGCCGGCGACAATTATGAAGTTCAACCCGGACAGGCGATTGCCACGCCGAAGGTTATTGCCGCCGAAGCGCTGGCGTTGGCCAAAGACTGGCTGGCCGCCGGGCTGATTGAAGAATACGACAGCTTCAAAGACAGCATGGTTACCGAACGCAACGCGTTGGATGTCAACCGCATTGACCAGCTGCTGCGTCCGGACATCATCAATAATTTGATGGTCATTGCCTGCAAAATTCAGTTCAAACTTTAAGAAAAAGGGGAAAAAGCATGGGAAACAATCCAAACCAAAGACGCGGCCGCGCCGTCGTCAAGGCTGACGGCGAGAATCTCGACCTTGGCGAAGTAACCTTCACGCTGCCCGGGGTCAAGAGGGAAGACATCAACGAGGGCAAAGGCTTTACCGAGGCGGACGCCGGCGGCTCGGTCAAGGGCAAACACTACAAGAAAAAAGGCGACAGTATGAAACGGATTAACGAAATGGACGATGTCACAGTCGTTATAACCGAAGACACCGGGCAGACTTATATTTGCCCGCACGCCTGGAACGTCGAACCGCCGGAATCATCCAAAGACGGCAGCGACATTGAATTTCATTATGCCGAAGCGGAGGAAATCGTAAATGGTTAAAAAAACTTTTACATTGTTGGACGGGCTGCAGGTCGGCGACGGCCCGGTGCATAAAGAAGTCGTCCTGCGCGATTTGCGCGCCGGTGATGTTATCGAGGCGACCGAAGACGCCGAACGCGCCTACACCGCCGACGACGGCAGGATAAGCATTGCCGCCAGCCCGACGCGTGTCGGTATGCTGATACTGATTAAACGCATCGAAAAGCTGGGCGATTTGCAAATGCCCCTGACGGAAGCGGAGTTCAAAAAGCTGACGCTTCGCGATATGAACCTGATTAACAAAATGGCGGACGAACAGGAGGCGCAGACGGCGTTGGCTGCCCGGGGGCGAGGCGATTGAGTGTTACGACAAAGCCTTGAGCCTGGTCGTAACTATGAAGAAATACCTTCATTTTTCGGAAAAGGAAGTTTTTGAAATGCCGTTGTCGCGGATTCTCCGCTACACAAAGGCCGTTTAAAAGGGAAAAAAAGATGAAAGCATCGTTGGTTTTGACATTACAGGGAAACGTTGTTCAGCAGGCCCGTCAGTTTGCTGAAGGCTTCCGTGCGCTGTCAACCAACGGCCGCACCCAGATGGCGCTTTTGAGCCGCGGCGTCAAATCCTTTTCCGACGGGTTGGATGCGCTCGGCAACAAATACACCGGTATGCTGACCGGTGCCGCCGGAGCCGCGGCGCTGCGCTCTGCCGGCGGTATGGAATCCCGGCTGGAACGTCTGGGCATTGTTGCCGACCGCTCTAAAAAAGAGATGCAAAAGCTCAATGACGAAATTTTCAAGGTTTCCCAAGACCGCAAAATCAATGTCGATTCTTCGGAAGTGCTTTCGGCGATTGAACAAATCACGGCCAAAACCGGCGATATGGCGGTTGCCGAAGAAAACCTGAAAAATATCGCCATGGTTCTTTCGGCAACCGGAGCCAGCGGCGACGACGTCGGCTCGCTGTTTTCCAATATATTTGAAAAGTTTAATATCCGCGATTCGCAGGAAATGCTGGAAACCATTGACGCGCTGGCCAATCAGGGCAAAATGGGTGCTTTCGAGCTGCGCGACCTGGCAACTCAGGGCGAACGCATCATTTCCGCTTATGCCGCCATGGGGCGTACGGGAAAAGAAGCCGCCATCGAAATGGGCACGATGATGCAGTTGGGCCGCAAAGGCACCGGTTCGACCGAGCAGGCGGCAACCGCTTTTGAAGCGCTGGTCAGAAACCTCACCGACAACCGCATAATCAAAAAACTGCGTTCCATCGGCGTCACCGTCAAGGACAGCAGCGGCAATTTCCGCGCGATTCCCGATATTGTTCAGGATATTATCGTCCGTACCAAAGGCAATACGACCAAGCTGGGCGCAATATTTGACGAATTCGCCCGCCGTGCCGTCAACCCGATTGCCATTGCTTACCAGCAGGCGCTGCGGGAGGGAAAAAGCGCCAAAGAAGCTTTTGAACAGCTGCAAAACCTGATGTCGGTTGATACTTCCGGGCAAAGCATTATCGGCGATTCCGAACGCATGGCGCAGACTTTTGAGGCATCCGTCAACAGCCTTAAAGACGCTTTGCGGTATTTTGCCAACACCAACCTGGCCGAGCCGATTGCCAAACTGGCTCAGGCAATTAACGGCATAGACGGGGCACAGGTGCAAAAATATCTGGATATGGGGCTTAAAGCCGCCAAATATCTGGCGATTGCCTGGGGCGCAAACAAGCTTATCCGTGGCGGCGTTTCCCTGTTTTCCGCCGTTAAGAACCTGCGGGCGGGCAATATTGCCGGAGCTTTGGGCGCCGGCGCCTCCATGGGCAACCCGATGCCGGTTTACGTCGTCAATATGGGGGCGGGCGGTATGCTTGCCGATGCCGCGGGTATGGCTATGGGCGGCGGAACGGGAAAAGTCTGGCAGTTTTTGAAAGGCGCCGGCAAATGGGGAAAGCTTGCCGGCCGCGCCGGCGCCGGGCTGGGTATGGCGCCAGGGGGGGTTGGGGGTGTTGTTG